TCTGCGATCTCAGCGGAATTGTCAGCAGGTATTGAAGGGGAAAAACACATAGCTATGCCTCAAACTTTCGTTCGAACACGAAAAATTGTAGATCGGTGAGACCGGCGGGCTTCTCAACTTTCTTCAGGCCTAGGAGTCCGTACCAACGGTGCGCAACCGTGTGAAAACATACAGATCGCACTTGAACTTGAGTGATACTACCACATTCTTGCAGGGCTTTAAGCGCTTTTCTGCACGAACGTGTCAATTCGATAACAACGTCGGCGATTTCATCTGTTCCACACATCCAAGGAATTCCTACATTTTCTACAACGGATATGCCGCCAATAACAGCGGGCGTGCCTGCTTTTGTAAGGCACGTGTATGCTTTGCCCCGGGCGGCTAGCTTCTCAACCTCCGGGACGAACCACGACGGATCGTACATCCTGCCGAATAAGGCTTCGCGTTCGAGCCTCTCGACCGTTTGCATATGTTCGCAGACGTACTTCGCGTCCGCCGCGGTCATTGATCTAATCATCCGGCTGAATTCAAGTCTTCATAGTGGATCACAAGGTTTGAAATCGTAGCTGGTCCCGCCTTACTGCACACAAGCTTTGGCGCGACATGCGTTGTCGAATGCACAGCGGGCATTCGGCCATCGGGGTAGGTTGTCTCGGCAATCGTGCCGACAGAAATGAACTTCGTCTCATCGGAAGGGTTAACAAGCAAATCGACCGCCCACTGCCCTGTTAACGCGACATCAAACCCTTCGAAATTCTTTACCGTGCCCGGCGTTTTGCCGTCGAGGAAAGGCAGCGAAACCGTGCACAGAATTTCATTGTCGTCGGGGTAAGTGTTATCGTCGTCACCGCCGTATAGATAGATGGTGTCACCAGCTCGCGCATACACACGGTCGTCTTTAATCGCGAACTGCTCGACACCGCTTGCTCCGATGTCGTCTGTCACGTCGTAACGCGACCACGCGCTGATCTTCGATCCGGGGAAATAGCTAAACACGTAAATGTATTTTCCGATGGACAGCCAATACCGAGCATCGCGCGGCTCTAAAGCTCCGACTGCATTTTCGATCTGCGTATCCGTCAACGTGTCGAGGTGGTCTTGCACGAGGGTGTCGATCTTTGTGCCAACATCGTTGACAAACGCAGCGTTCGAGCTGTCGCGTGCACGGATCGAGCGAATGCCTGAATTGGACAAATAGAAAACATCGTTATCGCCGTACGCCACTGCCGACTTAGACGCAACGGTGCCCGTGCGGCGAAGCGTTTGAAGAAGCACGTTGTTGTCTTCGTCAGCGTCGATACTCCAAACCTGAATATTTTTCTCTGCGAAAAATGCAAGATTGCCCTGGTACGGCTGAACGACCATGAGATTTTGCGCGCCGTCGGATTGGCTCGCGACATTGATAAAATTAGACCCCGGGTTCGAAAGGTCGTCCCGGTCCCAATGTGCCGGGGAGTCGACCCCGCAAAAATACGTGATACTGCCGACCGTCGAATACAGTTTCGTTTTGAACGTCAAAGCGGTGCGTCCGACGCTATCCGGATTGCCAACGAAACCGAAATTCGTTGGTCCAATTTTAGCGTTAAACTTGTCGCCGACCTCGAACGCGCCCCCGACCGTAAGCGTTGTGATTTGTGGTTGCCCGGCAACGGCGTTTACCCCGCCCGCCATGCTGGTAGATATAGCGTCCGTGGTGACATCTCCCGCCACAACGATAGCAACCGTATAGCCGTTGGGGGTTTCACCGGTGCCCGCATCCGCAGAGATCGTTACCGCTTGCCCGACGGCCGAGGCTGCGTAATCGGGACTCGATGTGTATGTAGAAACTTGTGTTGCGATGTTGGCGGCCGTAGCGCTATTCGATGTCGCCCAATCAACCGCTGCGCCGAGTACCTCGATCCCGTCTACTGTAATAGAGGTGACTTTGTTCACCCCTGCGGAGTTCGTGCCCCCCGTAACGCTAAAGGCGGCGGTCGCCAGTGTTTCCGCAACGCCTGCAACGGCAGTTTGCGTTGTGCTCGACACCAAAGTCTGATCATCGACTCCGCCGCTTACATTCTGCGTACTGGTCTCGACCGTGAACGCGTCGTTTGCCGCGCCCGTAACAGTGATGACGCTCGCTGCTCGTGCCGCCGTGTAGCTATCGTGCGCATCGATCAACGTCCGCAGATGCTCAGCAATGCCGTCGATGTCCGTCATACCAGTGCGCACAACACCGTTGAGCCAATCGGCGACGACATCACCATCATAGAAATGCGCGACCTCGCCGCCCGTGAACTCCGCGATTGCGTAGAGCTTGCTGTCGAAGGGCTCTACCCACAGCACATCCGTCATGGCTAGCCCATCGGGATGCTGAAGTCTCGTGTAATCCACCCCAGCAGGAACCGCAGGCGCCGCCTCAGATCCAAACACATGAAGCGATGTCGTGCCGTCGCTGTGCGGGTCTGCGGCCAAGCCGAAGGTATTTGCAGGGAGCGTGTATTTGCTTACAAACTTCTTACGGCGCTCAAGCTCTCCGATCCGATTTACATGTACGTTCTCCGCTTCCCACAGGGAACCGGGCTCCCCGTTTACACGCGAACCACGCCTATCTAATCCGGACTTGAGGTTGTCGACGACGATGTATGCCATCGGATCAGCTCACACGAATAACCGTGCGCCCCCTCTGACTTTGCTGCTCGCCGCCGTTCATAACCACGGTCGCGCTTCCGCCTTTGGTCCGTCCGCGCATGATCGCGCGGCGGTCCTTGGCAGCCGCCAACTTGGCACCCGCATCCTCGGACTTCTGGCGTGCCAGAATTTCAGATGCAGCGAACAGCGTGATCATCAAATCGTCAAGCTCCGCTGTGTCATCGTTCGCAATGAGCGGATTGAGCTTCTTGATCCCCTTGAACTGAAGCGTCATATCGTTGGATGCTGGCACCGGCCAAATCTCGATCTGCTCTTTGGTCCCTGTGTGCCGAATATCCCACTTCAGCGCAGGGTCAGCCCGTTCGCCGCCGTCACTGTTGTGCTGCGCATAATCGGGCCAATCAATCCCCCGAGTGAGCGGACAAGGCGACCCGCTGTCCCAAACAACAACGCTTTCGATGCGCTCCATGTTGAGATCAGCGGGCAGATCGTAATACCTCTGTCCTGCGGACAGCGCTTTCGTCGGAAGAACTCGCATGAACGGCCAGTCGTAGTCGTCATACAGCGACTCTTGCGTGCGCGCGAGAAGGTGCTTAAAGCCACCTTCCGCGTCCACGCCGACCGAAACCTTCATAGACTGCCCCGCTTCGGCCCGAAGCATCGACAGCAGTTGAATGAGTTGAGTTCCGCGGGACATACGAGTTCACACCTTTAGCCGAGAAGAGTTTCCTGCGGGGCAGGCACACCGTCCACTGCCTTTGCTTTGGTCGGTGGTTTCTTCGAACGACGACGTTTGGGCGCGTTCTTTTTGTCGTCTTCGGCCTCGTCTTCGGCCAAGTTCACACCACGTACGCTCGTCGGAAGATCCGCGTGTGCCGGGCCGAAAAGCCCTTGAACGACTTTGTAGCCGTATTTCAAAGCCAGCCGCTCGCGTTCGCCGCCGTGTTCGCGCTTATCGGATTTGATTTCACGAAGGCCGGATAGCGCGTCATCGCCGTGCACTGCACGAAGAACCAAAACTTCAGGGGCGGTGATACCGCTCATCTGAACTTCATTGAGCACGGACCCGTCGAGACGAACTGTACCTGCGTAGATTTTCATGCCGTTTCTCCTACAAGGTTGAAACGGGACGCGGCGGCGAACCGCATCCCGCCTTCGTCAATTAACCCGCGTACTGAGCTGCGCCCAAGTATGACGGATCGGTCGCTGCGATGAGCAACGTGAACGCCTTGGCGCCGTCACACGCCGAGTTAGCGTCGTAGGTGCCGCGCACGTCGCCAGTCGTCGCCGTCGCTGCGGATGCGACAGCCGCGACAACCGTGCCGGCGGTTGCGGCTGCGCCGTCTTCCAATTCACCCAGCACAAAACCGGTGTCGGGCACTGCAATCGGCAGCCCCAGCACGTCGCCCGTGCCGACGGAAACGGTATTCGTTGCGATGGCGCCGTCCGCCGCGACTTGCGTCACGGTTTTGAACGCTTTCTTCCCGGCGACGGTACTGTTGTTCGGACCTGACATTGTTTCAACAACGGTCGCGCCGTATTCGTCGGTGCCCGTCACGGTGAACGTGACGCCGCTGTGGTCGGTGGTTGCGCCGGTCAGCGTGACGTTGCGAGGTACGTCGAACGTCGCGACACCCCCCGATGCCAATGCGCCACCGATGGTGAAGTTGCCAGCAACACCGAGCAACTGCGTAGCGGATACGCCGTCGGCATCAAGAACATCCGGAGCGCCCAAGTTCACGGCCAGCATCGACGCAAAAACGGTACGCTTAACGCCTGTCAGCGGGTCGACTTCGCCATCATCCGCGCCGAGCTCGGCGAGCTGCACATGAACCGACGCGCCCGCGGGTAACGTCGCCGCACCGTTGTAAGTAACGGTGATACTGGACGCGCCAAAGGCAATCGAAATATCGGCCGGGTCATCGAACTGCGCGCCAACCGCCATGATGTAGTGGCCGACCGCGTTCTGGAACGTGCCGCTATTCGTATCTTCCGGGTATCCGATAATGAAAGTACCACCCGAAGCAACATCGGCGCTCAGCGTGGTTTCAACTGTTTTAAAAGACATAGTTCTTCACTCCTGTCGTCGAGACGCGAGGGCCGAAGCCCCCGCGAAACTCTTCGATTAGTTGATGCTGTAAACGCCGCTGGTGTTGCGCTGCTGGCAGACCAAGCCGCCGGTCCAGGTGACAGCACGATAGATCACGTACTTATCTTCCGGACGCGCGGGCGAATGACGCTTCATATCTTCGCCTTCCATGACGTCGGAGAAGATGCGTTTGGTGTCCAGGACATAGCCGTATTTCGACTTGCCCAGGTCATCAAGCGTCGGATCGTATTCGAGCGAAATGCCCTTGAACGCGACGTCTGCAACAGACGCATCGATCCGGCCTTTGTCGGCCCAGCCCGTCTGCGTGTAGGTGCCCAACGCGCGCAGTTCCTTTTCGAAACCGTCCAGGAAGTCGGAACCCGCCAAGAACACGTGCTTCGGGCTGCCGTAGCGCCGAAGCTGACGGAATTCCTTTTGAAGCATGTTGACAAGGTTCTGGTCCGCCGGCGTCGATACGTCGATGCCCAGGGACGCGCGATTGCGCCACCAAACATTGGCCGATTGATCAATACCGCCGACCACCGTCGCCGCCGCCGGTTGATCCAAGATAAACGACATCAGTCCGGGTACTTCTTTTGCGGACTGCGTGCCGTCTTTCCAAAACATCGCGTTCATGTCCTGGGCTACGCCTTCGGTCATGTCCTCAATCTTGTCGTCCATGAGGTTCGCGAGCGCGGTTTTCTCGCGAGAGCTGTGCTCGACAGTGTTCTTGCCGTTGGCGCTGTCCACAACGCTGATACCGTCTTTCTTCAGTTCGGTGAGCGTGCATTGGATGCCGCCGTGAATTTCTTTCCACGGGTAGTGCGCTTGCTTGATGTTGCCAGGGTTGGAGTACGACACGGTGTCGTCGTGCGTGTAGCCCTGGATGGTGGTCGTGTATTGACCCTTGACGCGCGTGGTGATGTTTTCTTTACCACCCGGGAACGTTTTTTGTCCGGCATGCAAGATGCGCAGAAGCGGTTTGTCTTGGATGGATTGGGAGTACACTTTCCCTTTATCCATGTGGAAGTCGATCATCGCGTTGGCGATGTTCTCAAGTTCCTGTGCTGTAAACGGCATGGTCTTCTAGTCCTTTGCAGATGACTAGCCCGACGCAGAAAGCACTTGGTCGATAACGTCCAAGGTCGTTTCAGGCTCACGGGCTGATTTAGGTGCAGAACCGCCGGTAACAGGCTTGACCGCATGCCGTTTCGGAACGAATTGCTTAAGATCCGAGTCAACTTCGCCCTTGCACTTTTCAACAAGTTCGATAGCCGCCTGCGGCGTCTCTGGCGGGCCGTTGCGATGTATGGCGAGTTCGATCTTTTCCATCACGCGCGGTTGCTTGGCTTTGTAGTCAGGGTCGGACTCGGACCAATTGCGCTCCCACGTACTCACAGTCTCCTGAACAACCTGCGCGGACTGCGCGGCCTCCTGAGCTTGTTGAGTTTCCGCTTCTCGATGCGTCACCTGCTCGACTTTGCGTGTAGCCAGAACTTCACGAGCACGGGCTTGCGAAAGAGCACGGGCGTGCTCTTCTGTAAGGCGACCGCTATCTACTTCGTCGCGCAAATCAGACGGAAGCTCTTCTCCCGTGATTCCACGCAACTGCGCAGCGTAATGTTCCAGGACAGGCAAAGCGTTGACGGGGTCGTTTTTCATAGCCCGCATGAGATCGAAGCCCCTGTTGACCTCTTCGGTCGAAAGGTTGGCGTCTTCCATGTAGCTCGTCAGGCCTTGCAGGTGCTCGTGCGAGCTTTTGAACTGCTTAAGCTCGTCAATAGAGCCCAGCTCACGGTATGCGTTTCGTTGTTCAAGAAGCTGTTCAACCCGCTTTCGAGTCTTCGGCTTGTAGGTAGCCAGTTCTTCATCGGTCACTTCGCCGTCAAGGTCTTCGTCAGAACCATCTTGTTCTTTCGAAACACCTTCGTCGGCGTCTTCCGATTCCTCACCATCTTTGGAGTCAGACGACGGCTCCGCTTCCTCTTTGCCGGCCGCAAGAACTTCATCAAGCAAATCGGCAGAGGACTTTTCAACGTCTTTATCATCCGCAGCGGACGAATCTGCGGGCATCGTGTCCGTTTGGATATCGGTATCGAGAACGCTGGCAACATCCACTTCCGTTTCGTTGCCAGCGCCATCTTCTACCGAAGTCTCGGTTGACGACTTCCGAGTCATTTAAACGTCTCCTTCTAAGGGCTCCGGCGTCTCGCGACGCTGGTCATTGAATATTGAGATATTCTCAAATTTATACACTTTAGGCAACAGTTAATGCGCCGTGCGGGTATGCCGGTTGACCACCGGGCTCTTCACGGCCGCCCAACGGTGCGTTGCGCGCGCCGTCATCGCCTTGCTGAGCCGGGTCGTCCGCCGGGTTCCCTGTACTGAGCTGCGACTGCGCATTCATAGCGATGATGGACGGCATACCGGAAACAATTGCCTCGTCGACGTCGAGCGCGTCGTCGAGCCGCTCGATAACTTTGCGCGCAAACCAGTCCGGCGAAACCCCGGGGATCTGAAGCAGCGTCGGCGCCGCCCGTTCCAAATTCGCCAGCTCGGCCGCTTTGTTAGGGCGCCCGGACGAACCTGCAACGATTTCGAGGTACACCTGCTTGACAATCTCTTCGCGTGAGAACTCAGGCCACACCGCGCCGGGGCCTGCGATGGCTAGAACTGTCTCTTTGTCGAGCTCGAGCAGCATGACTTGCCCGGACGCGTCGGCCAATTCGCTGAGCAACTCATCGAGATCGTCCGCGTTCGACGAATTGCTCGACATGCGACTGCTTTCGGCGATGCTACTCTCCGTAGCGGTGCCGCCGGCAACACCACCGAGGTTCGCCTCCTGGCTGCCAACGGTCCGAAGTACGTCCTCGAACACGCTGCTCGTGTCGTACATAGCAGGATCAATAGGTGCGCCTTTAATCGGCTGAAGAAGCTTGTCAACAGACTCGTCGCCCTTCAGCGCGTTCAGCTCAAGAATTGCGTTGTCAGGGTGCGACGCCAACTTTTCTTTATCTTCGTCGTCCAGACGGCCCCGCGCCACTCCGTATTTAGGACGGTTCGCCCGACGATGCTCACGCAATCCCTGCCGCGAACGGTTGTATTCGTCCTGCATGGGGATTGTTAAATGCACGTCTGACGGCGGGTATATTTCGTCTTCGTCTTCGATGTCGTTGAACGTCAACTCAAACACCGGCCAGAAGCGCTCAAGAAAAACATCCGGCTTCGCGGGCTCGCGCAAGAAGTCGGGGTACCCGTCTGCGATGTGCAGCTCTTGCCCCGTTTCTTTGTCCCAAATCTTCCACACGGTCACGAGCCGCTTCGACTTTCCGCCTTCGTTGTCGCCGTCAAGAAATGTTTCAAAGCGAGATTTGTTTTCCGGGCTGTAGCCAGCGTACGTTTTGCCGACATCGATCTTGTAGACACTCCGTACTTCCTCCGGCGTCATCGACAGCTCGCGAGCGATCCATCCTGCCCCGACAAATCCTTGCACCTGCGTGCACCGCGGATCGATGATAATCTCGGTAGCCTTTGGAAAATCGTAAACCAAGCCTTCCCGCGAAATCATCATCTCCTGCTCACGCAGGTCTTTCTCGATCTGGCGAAGTTGCTCGACCTCGGGCGAATCGTTATCGATTTCACCGTCCATCAAGTCGGCAGCGATACGCTCAACCGCAGCAATTTGGTTGGCGATGTCGTTAATCTGCGCCGTTACTTCAGGCCGAGCTTCCAACTCGCGCTGAAAGCCAAGCTCGATGTACCCCACGCCGCACACCTTCGTCCGGCGCACGAGCTGTTTCGCAGATTTCTTAAACTTCGGCTGTTGTTCGCCGAGATAGTAGTGGAACATGTACTCGAGCGTCTTCGCGAGCCGGTCCAGCATCGCGATCTGCTTCTGTGCGGTCCGTACGTCTTCGATAAGCGCTAACACATTCGGATCGGGAGGCTCATTGAGCATCATCGCCTCTTGCACGCTCTTTAACGCAGCCGTGAGTGACGTCTGTTTCCCGTCCCACAGCTTGTAATTCAAACGCGGGCGCCGCTTCGCAACGGCACGAGGGTTTTTCGCATAAAGCGACGCAACGGATTGATTGATGTGGCGCTGAATAATGTTCGCAGCGTACTTCGTGTCGTCCCAGCCCGCCGGGTCGTACCCGAGACGCGCGTACTGCATATTCCTGCGCATGCGCTTGTAGGCAGGCTCGTGGTGTTTTTTCGCGGCCAAAACACGTTTACACCAACGCTTAACCAAATTGCCGCGCGCCGGATCAACGTCAGGCGCCGTGCGTTTAATCTGCTCTGCTTGCTGTTCCATAGCTTAAAACCCTGCGCTTGCTTTCATTTTCGCGGCATGCTTTCGCCGCGCTCGATCCTGCGCCTTCACCCATGCAATTGACCCGACCGGGACAACATTGTCGTTCCGTGGCGCTGCCGGGCTGGCGCCGATTTCGTCGGCCATACCTCGACCGATAAGCGACATGAACGACACAAAGTCGTCGTGCACGCCCGAAGGAAACTTCAGCAACTCCGACTTAGCGCGCTCCCACCATGGCATCCATGCGGGGAAGTGAACTTTCTTCATCGCCATGCGCCCTTGAATAGGGCGCGCCCGGGCCTTCAGATCCTTTGTCGAAGGCATACCTTCGATGACCGTGTAAACCCTTTCCTCGCTCATCCTCTTGAGCAGAAACGGCTCGATAGACTTTTTGATGTGCTCGTCTTCGGCAAACCACGCGAGCGGTTTGTGAGTTCGCATTACGCTGAGCATTTCCTCG